GTTCTGCTATTTTCTGTGCTGCTGTTGGGTCACCTGCTATGGCTTTAGCAACTTCTGCTACGCTGTCAGAAACACCCAGTCTAGACGCTATTGCTGATACGGCAGCACCACCTAAAGGACCAGCTACAGCTGTAGCCAATGTTGGAGCTATGTTTTTAAGTAGCCCTAGCAAATCATTCATTGTTGTTCCTTTTACATGTTTCAAGTTGTCGTTCCAAACGAGCAACAGTTTTATTAGCCAGCTTACGTTCTTCTTTGGTCCACCATACAGCAACAAAAGTTACAGTGACCAAATAGCATGCTGCTATAACTACAGTTAATATCCCCAACGTCGTACTCGATCCAACTCCACTAGTTCTTGAAGCGCCCATAAGTTTCCTATAATAAAGACAATGGCACAAACAATAGCTACTGCAATCCAGGAATACTCTTCAAATAGTTGTAGTTGATATTTCCGTTTAAGTTTGGCTATACGTTCTAGCTCATCTTGTTTCTTTTTAAGAAGCGCTCGCTCTTCCGTAAGTCTGTCTCGTTCTTCTGTGATTTCAGTCCACAGGTCAGGCATCCCTAGCTCCCAGCGCACCATGTGCTCTAGGTCAGCGTAATACCTTCTAATTTGTCTAACACGCATAACATTGTCAATGGCTTCTTGTGTAACGTTGCGTGGCTTACCAGCCAACACATCTGCCTTACGTTGAACCTTTTGTTTCTCGTGTTCTTCTTCTAGAGTTTGTTGTCCTACAAAGAAAGAGGACAAAAATCCTCCAACTTCTTCACCAATGTGAGCTACTTCTTTTCCAGTCGCTTTAAGTTCTTTGTAAACAGAAATGCAACCTTGTATGCCGCTATACGCAGCTTTACAAGTAGCAAAGATGGTTATTGGGTCAATTTTATTCTCACTTAAGGTGTGTTAACATTGCAAATAATGTGCCTGTCATGCCTGTCAGCATAATGCCACAAGCGCCTATTAGAATGCCTTCTAAGCGCTTTAAACGGGCATTAATGACAGCATAACGTTCGGCACATACCAACTCATGGGCAGACAGCTTAGCGTCTGTAGCGTCAATTGTTGCCATAAATTATGCCTTTGGATACTTAGCCTTAACTGCTTGGCAGTCGGCAATGTATTTGTCAATCTGCGCTTGATCGCCTTTGGCTATGCCATCCAAATAGTCAGTAAACGGAGGGTATTCCGCTTGACGTTTTGCTATGTAAGCATTAGCATCTATGTAGGCTTGAACTGCTGTTTCGTCATAGGTAACGGGATTGCCATCAGCGTCAAAAGCATCGTCACCACGAATAGTAACCACATTTGTATATGTGGCAAATATTGCATCAAGTTTGTTCATGCCGCAATCTCCATAAGAGTAATGGTTGAAGATTCGCCATTTGCTTGAACAGTTACAGAAGCAGAATTTGCAAAATTAGCAAATTGTGTTTTATATGTAATTGATGAGGTAGTTGATGGCGAATCTAAATAACAACAAGAAGCCGAACCAGTAATACTATCTAATGATGAATTTGTATAACCATACGCTCTAGCAAAAACAATAATATCCGTAGAGCCTCTTTGCAATTTTACATTTACTGAATTATTAGCATTTCCAGTAGTTTTGTATAAACCAGATTGATTTACTAAAATTAAAATTTTGTTTGAAGATGAAGATGGAGTAATTGAAGCACTTAATCCTGTATCTGCATAAGTTGAAGTTGAATTACCTGTACTAGTTGAATAAGTAGCATTAACCACTTGCAACACAGTACCAGCTGGCAATTTACCAACTAGAGCTGCTTTTTGTACGGTGTCAACACCGTTTGTTCCGTCGACAATTACACTCATGCTAGTTGCTCCTGTGTGGGTTTAGGCAATGTTGGGTGTTCCCACTTGGCTATGTAATCGCCTTTGCCGTCAGAATCGTTTTGGAGAGTGATTACAGTCATAAAGTCACGCTCTGTAAGTTCTGGGTATAGGGTTTTTATTTTGTCGTATAAAGTCATTATGCAGCCCTCACTAAACAACCTGAAAATACAGATGTTGATGCAGCATCATTAAATTCAAAAGTTGAGCCACTTGTAGCGCTAACAAAACCATAAAGTTCTAAATAATCGGTACTCCCGTTCATATAAATAATGTCAGTAACTGACACTTGAGTACTTCCAACAAGGGTTGTCGCTATTTGTGTTCCTCGTCTATACGCAGAACCATTTTTAAAAATAGCCACATAAACTACTGTAACAGTTGTTCCAGTACCCCTTATTAAACCATTAATTTGATAATAACCCGCAACAGTTGGCGTAAAAGTGCTAGAAGCAAAGTTGTTGTTTGTATCAAATATTTCTGTCCCAAGCGTTACTTTTGTAGGTGTTGCACTTGAAACTGATTGTGAACTTGAAGCATAAGCACTAAATGCTGGCATATTGCCACTAACCATCATTGTGCCTGTTACATCTGGAATGTTGACAGTTTGATTTGAATTGGTGCTAGGACCAGCCAAGGTCATTGACCCTGTACCAGAGGCATTAGCACTTGGAATTAATGATGCCATTATTGTGTTCCTTCGTCTGCGGGAGTAGGCGTGTTGCCAGCCTCAAGCCATGCTAAATATTGCTGGTAATCGGTGTTAGCGGGGTCAAAAGGTATCCAAGCATTATCAGAAAGCCGTTTGACAACATCAGCATTGTTTACAAGTTGATACATTTTTATAACTCCGAGGTTGCAGACCAATGAACTTTACAAGTTTGTGAGGCTGAGTCTCCAGCAACTTGATAGTTTGTAATCATTGTTCCCCATGCGTTTATATTTACTGCCGCACCAGATGCGCTATCAGCACTTGCAATAGTATTGCGCCATTTATCATTAGCCGCAGATGGGTTGTAATAAGTGACAGTAGGTGCTGTTCGCATTTGTACTGGGAAAGGCATACTTACGCCAAATCCTGCGGTTGTTGAACTTACTTGTACCAAATATGCGTATGCCCCAGTTGTTCCAGCATTTTGCGCCCACGCAGTTCCACTTGGAAAAGATGAGGTTGCATACCTCTGGCACAAAGCCAACTCAGTACCATAAGGTCTGTAATCAAACGATGTTGCGGTACTGCCTTTTTCTAGTTGTACGCCTGTGATGTAGAAGGTTGCGCCATTTGTGCCGACTACGCTTGTTGCGCCTGTGGCTGAATAGTATGCAGAGCCAGACCATGAACCCGCTGTTCCGCTGTATGTTGAACCTACACCTAAACCAAACCATAACTTTAAACCTACGCCATTAGTAGCACCAACCCAAGTGCCAGATGTATCACCAGCAACAGTTACAGTTTTCTGTTCCCACGTGTTTGCGGCACTGATTGTGTATGTAAACGGATAAGAACGATTTTCAGCGCTGTTTGTAAAAGACCCCCCAAATGTACCAGTTAGGCTAGATTGCACCCAAAAAGACAGAGTTATTTTCTGAGCGTTTGCAGTCCCCCACATTAAATCAGCAAAATTAAAACCTTCAATTCGTTGACTGAACATGAAGTAATCACCTGAACCGATTGAGTATGCAGATGATGATGTGCAAAGCATGGAATTTGAAAAACCAGTAGGCGCAGTTGAACTTTGCTGCACAGTAAACTTAGACGTTTGTGAAAGATTGTATTTCCAGCGGTCAAGCGTATAAACTCCATCAGTTGGAGTAACACTAGCCCCCGCATTACGCTGGTCAATCACCATCGCACCATTGATAATTCTATTGCGAAATACGCTAGAATCGGGGTTTATGGTTCCCCCGCTAGAACCTACTAGCTTGTCTGTATTAATTGTTCCGTATGTCATATTTATCCTTACAAAACAATCCAACGTTGACCGCTGGGAATTGTCACGGTTGCACCGCTATTAACAGTTATTGGACCAACAGACATAGCGTTTTTATTTGTAGACAGTGTGTAACTTGTAGTTACTGTCACACCATTTTCATAAAACACATCGTCACCGCCAGCTCCCGTTGCACCACCGCCAGCAACCCATCCTGAACCACTCCAAGTTTCATTTTTATTCAAGGAGGTGTTAAAGCGAGTGTAACCAACAGC